GTAGGTGTTTGCTGAAGTGCAGGTAGCCGGGGCCGGGCTGGGTGACTTTGAGGCGGCCAAACAGCAGGTCTTTGGCGGTGTCGGTGCCGACGAGCCAGAGTTTTATGCCGTTTTTGATGATGCGCCCGCGCCAGTTCACGTCTTGCGCGCTGCTGCGGCCTTTGATGGGTTTGCCGTCTTGGCTGTCGCCTTTGATGGCGAAGTATTTGTGGCCGATGTGCAGGCGGCAGAAGTTGTAGGACTGGTGGGTGTAGTGGCCACCGGTGTCGATGGCAGTGGCGGCGATTTTCATGGGGGCGCCGTGGTGGTGGGTGAAGGTGGTTTGCAGGTAGGGGTGCAGGCGCTCTTCCCAGTCGCGTTCGTCGGCGGGGTTGCCGTCGATGACTTGGTAGTCCACGGTCCACATTTCTTCTCCTCGGCCTACGGCCCAGACGGTGACTTCCCAGCGTTTGTCTTGCACGTCAACCCCGGCCACGAGTTGCAGGCCGCCCACTGGCACGCGGCGCAGGGGGTAGTTTTCGGCCCGGCTGATGAGGGCATGGGTGTCGGCCTGGTCGCCTTTTTCCTCCCAGGTTTCGCCCAGGGTTTCATTGACGAAGCCTTCAAGGGGGGCCTTGTCGCCGGCTTTTTTGGCGGCCACGCATTCCAGAAACTGGCGAACGATGGCCACCCAGGTGGTTTGCGGGCTGTAGGCGGTCCAGATGTGAAAGGCGACGTGGCGCGGGGGGCGCAGCAGTGGCACGCCTGCGCCGTCGGTCCATCGGTAGGGCTGGTGGTGGACGCGGTAGTTGCCGCAGTTGCTGACCCACACGCCTTGGCCCCAAATTTTGAGGTAGTCGGACTGGGTGATGCTGCCACGGCAGTGGGGGCAGACGTGGTGCACGGTGCCTTCGGGGTCGTGGCAGTCCCACTTGAAGCCGTGGGCAAAGTCTTCACCACCCCAAATGAACGGGTGCTCTACTTGGCAGTGCGGGCAGGTGATGTGAAACTTCAGGCAGGCCAGCGCGGCGGCCTCACGCTTTTCAATGTGGCTGAGGCCTTTGACGCGGGGGGTGGTACCGCAGATGATTTTGGGGTAGGTGGCGCCCTCCAAGCGCTTGTAGGCCAGGGTGAAGGGGTCGGCGCTTTTCTCGATCTTTTGGTCAAAGGCGTCGAATTCGTCAATCTTGGCGCTTTGCAGGGTCATGCGGCGAAAGTTGCCGGCGCTGGTGCCGCCTTTGAGGTAGAGCAGGCTGCCCAAAAACTTTTTCATGTTCAGGGTGTTGGCTTTGCTCTTGGCCATGAACTGGGGGAACACGGCTTGCATGGCTTTCACGTCGCGCAGCATGGGCTCCAGCTCGGCTTTGCAGAACTCGTCGCTGTCGCCGTCGGTGGGTTGCCACAGGCATTGGTTGCGGCGCTTGTGGTGGGCGTCATAGCCAATGATGGCCAGCAGCATCTTGGTGTAGCCCACGCGGGCAGACTTTTTAACGTCGACCTCTTCAATGTCGTCGTCACCCATGGCGCAGAGCATGGCGCGCTGGAAGGGGTAAGACTCCCACCGCTTTTCGCCCTGGCTGGATTCGGCTGACAGGTAGAAATGCCGCTCGGCCCACTGGTCGCCGTCCAGCGGCTCGGGGGTTTTCAGGGCCTCAAGCCCTTTGGCCACGGCCGCACGAATGCTCTGGCGCAAGGCCAGGGGCAGGTGCGGCCATTGGGTGGCGAGGGTGGGCGCGGTCACGTGGGGTCGCCGTCTTCCAGAATTTCAAGGTCTTCGGCCATGTCGGCGGCGGGCTCGTCGCCCACGTCCAGGCTGTTCAGAGAGGCAAACACAGCCAGGTCGCAGGCTTTGTTGACTTCGCGCTGAATGAGCTTGAGGTCTTCAGGGGTAAGAGCGGGGCACAGCTTGTGCAGGTTGACGTGCAAGGGCTCCAGCACGCCAGCGATGGAGCGGCCCACAGTGGCCAGCACTTGCTCAATCAAGACCACGGCACAGAAGTCTTTACGCTCCAGCGCCAGTTTGATTTCGGCGCGCTCACGGCTGACGCGGGCCAACTCGCTGCGCTGAAAGGCCAATTCACCATCGGCACCACGGCCAGCGGCTTGCTCGCGCAGGTGGGCGGTGTAGTGCAGCAGCCATTCGCCGGCGGTATGGCCGGGCGCAATAACGCCGTTGGCCAGCAGGCCACTGACGGCGGGCTGGCCTATGCCGACCAGTTCGGCAAAGTTTTGCTGGGTGCAGGTGCGCTCAAGGTCCATGGTCAGCGGGGGTTGAATTGGTTGACGATGCTCTGCACCGACTCATCCCACCGGCGCTGCACGTTGGCGCGCACAGCGGTTTCAGCCTCGGCCTTCACGTTGAGGCGCTGCTTGTAGGTGGCTTTTTTGACGAACTTGAGGTACTGGCGCAGGGTGCTGCCACCCCGCCCTTCCCGCTTGTAAACGCCAGCAGGCAACCAGCCGCCACCTTTGGCCAAGTTGTTGACACCGGGCTTGACTGCAAAAAATTCGTTGTCGACCCCCATGCGCGCGGCGCGGCGCTGGCTGGCGCCAGACACGGGTTTGGCTGGGCGCTTGATGCCCAGGTTGCGAATGATTTGCTTGTAGTAGCTGCCCGGCATGTTGCCAAAGCCGTCCAGCTTGCCGTCCATGATGTAGCGGCCCGGGGTGGTGACCCAGCCTGCAGGCAAGTAGCCCATGCGGGTCAGCAGAAATTCGGTTTTCTTTTGGCGCCGGGCGCTGGCCCCTTCAGCGCCTGGGCGGATGTACTCGCGCTGACTGCGGCCCTGCGCCTCTTGGCTCTGTGGAAAGTACACCTCAGCGGTGAGCGTGGATTTTTGCGCAGCCTTGGTGTAAACGCCGCGCTGGGTGAATGCCGTGGGGCGGTCAAACGCAATGGGCAGCTTTTTGATGAGCTGGTCACGCGCATCACCGGCCAGCGCGGTCAGCGTCTTGGCCACAGCAAACGGCACTTGCCTGCGCGCCACATCATCCAGGGCGTCAGTCACATGCCGGTACTCAACCTTGATTTCCATTTGCGCCACACCCACCAAAGCGCGCCGGACCACCCGACGCTATGACGCAAATTTGCCAGCAAATAATTTTCCGTAACAGCCCAAGCGCCACACAAAAAACCCAGCCCACACCACCCAACCATCCCATAAAACCAATATCACCCCCTTAGCAAAACCCCGAAACTAGCCCACCCCGAAGACGCCCGCGCCCAACTGCACGCCGACCTCACCGACATCGTGCGCCGAGAAATTGGCATGAACGAAAACTTTGCCAGCGCCCACGCCGCCGCCATATTGCGCGGCCTGTGCGAAACCCTGGGGGGTAACGAGATTTACATCCCCGCCCCAGACCGCAGCGCGCGCAACGCCACCATTCGCGCCGAATTCAAAGGCAACAACGCCGAAGAAATCTGCCTCAAGCACGGCATCAGCCGCGCCACCCTGTACCGCATTGCCGCCTGAAAGTCTCATTTCACCCCTAAAAATGAGACAGCCAAACCCCTAGCCTTACCGCCATGACAACCCCCCTTGAAGACGCCCAAGCCATGGTCAGCGCCTACCTGGCCGCTGAAAAACAACTCCTGCTGGGCAAAGAAGTCCGCATGGGCGGCCCCGGCCTGGACCGCTGGCTGCGCCTTGAAGACCTGCCCGAAATCCGCGCCGGCCGCAAAGAGTGGGAAAGCCGCGCCGCCGCCCTGCAAACCACCGCCAGCGCCGCCCCCACCTTTGGCGGCCTGCGCTTCAGTGTGGCCGACTTCAGCCGCAACTTCTGACCCCGCCCGCCGCTATGCCCAACCCTCAAACCACAAACACCAACCTGGTCGACCGCCTGGTTGGCTACTTCAGCCCACAAGCTGGCCGGCGCCGCCTCACCCAGCGCTACGCCTTTGCCCTGGCCCAGTCTGCGTATGAGGCCGCCACCCCCAGCCGCCACCGCCAGTTTTACAACGACCCCGGCAGCCCAAACCAGCTCACCCAAAAAAGCGCCGTGGCCGTGCGCAACCAGGCCCGCCAACTCCACCGCAACCACGACATCTCGCGCGGCATCCTGCGCACCATGGTCAACAACATCGTGGGTGCCAACGGCATAGGTGTTGAATTTCAGCCGCGCCGTGCCGACGGCTCCATTCATGAAGGCTACGCCAAAGCCCTGCGCGACGCCTGGCGCGAGCACATGCTGGCCCCCGAGGTCACCGGCCGCCACACCGGCGCCAAAGTGCAGCGCCTCATGGCCTACAGCTGGCTGCGCGACGGCGAAGCCTTCGCCCAAGAGTTGGCCGGCCCCGTGCCCGGCCTGGTGCATGGCAGCCGCGTGCCCTTCAGTCTTGAGTTGTTCGAGCCAGACATGGTGCCCTATGACCACGAGCCAAACGACCGCGTGCACCAGGGCATCGAGCGCAACGCCTGGGGCCGCCCCACGGCCTACTTTGTTTACAAAACCCACCCCGCCGAGGGCGCTGGCCTCAGCCTGTACCCCAGCCAGCTCAAGCGCATACCCGCAGACCGCATGCACCACCTGGCCCTGCTGGACCGCATAGGCCAAATGCGCGGCGTCAGTGAATTTGCCAGCATCATCACCC